CCACTAATTGTTACTACTGGATTTTGATATCCCTGTCCACCATCAATAACGTTGATAGCAGTAACGACTCCAGAATTAATTGTTGCTGAAAATTGTCCAGGTACTGCAGGACCAGCTCCATTATCAGTTACAATAACGTTTGGTGGAGTTGTGTATCCAGATCCACCATTGTTGACAGTAATAGTTTGAATTGAGGCACCTAATTTTAGTTTATTAGGATTTTGAGCAGATTCAGTAACAACTAACTTATCACCATCTACAAATGGATGATTATTAAGTGTAATTAGATCATTATTCACACCAAAATTAGCAGGAGCTAATTCTGCACTGATAGGACCAGTTGGAACACCACTAATAACATCATTAGTATACCCTGTGCCAGTAGAACTTCCTGTTGATACTGTTCCTAGTCCAGTAACAACACCATTATCTGTGACTTTCTCATCGTCTGCTTTAAAAATAGGCACAATAGCACCAATTGGCATTGTAGAGTTGCCAAAAGTTGCCTTATCTGACAGATAATTTGTACGGATATTTCTGATTGACATTTTAGGTCTTAATTAAGTAATCTACCATAATAAAAGGAGCAATTAAACTATCTATTTTGGAGTCAGTTTCTGGTTGAATATTAACCGAAGCTGACATACCATCAGTAGAAATAAATGTCTCTGGTATATTTAACTGATAATTGGTAGTTCCAATGCTGTAATTGATAGTATGAGTGTGCTCTGTTGGATCAGATTCATAATCAAATGCTTCTGTAGTTTCAACAATATTTGAAATTTGTGGATACACAACGTTTGTATTGTTATCTACGACGGTATCAAAAGGAACAACGTTTGCTAAGCAAGTATCATGAGGATATCCCGACTCTGCGTTACCATTTTCCGAAGATTGTCCAACAGTATCAACTCTTAGACTAATACCTCCACCACCTTGTAGAGGAGCAGAACCAATGTTCTTTCCACCAACATCAGGGAACTTAAGAATATCACCAGAAGCATATCCAGTTCCTTTATTGGAAAAGGCAAGAATTTTATATCTTGTGTTAACAGCATTACCGAAACCAGCTCCACCTGGATATGCTTCAAATCTAACAACTGCTTCTGCACCAGTTCCTGATCCACCTGACAAAGAAACAGTATCTTGAGCAAAGTCATTGATGTCATTCCATGTTCCTGCACCACCACCATATCCACTGTATGCAAACTGACCAGTGCCTTTAGGATAGTAATCATCTGGTCCGTCCTGATATGCAGTTCCACCCATCCACAGAGAGAATGATTGAATTGCTGAAGGTGAAGGAGTACCTCCAGTAGGAATGTTATCATCACCAACTCCATCTGCACCACAAATATATGTGGCACCAACAGTATAATCAGTAGCAGGTCCACAACCAGTTGGAGGAATTGGTCCTAATGGAATACCAGCAAATTTCTGTACACAAGGACCCTCTGGTGTTGTATCAATTACAACTTCTTCACCATCTGGAATTAGGCAGTTAACATTATATCCACCACACTGTGTTTTACAAATACCATAATATTCAAATGATGCACTACCAAATCCACCACCCTCATTAAATGAACCACCTTGCCACTTGTTTGTCTGAGCATAAAATTTACATGCTGGTTGTTCTTCTGTGGCATCAAACCAGTTCTGAACACCAATAGTTGATGCGTTTGTAAAATAATTTAATTCAAATACGTCACTACCTGCTCTTCTAATAGTTCTACATCTATATGTGGTAGTATAGTGTGCGTGTGGTAAAAATGATAGTGCAGAAACAACCTCTTCGTCTGGAGATTTTGGTTTAGTAAAACCTACATTACCAGTTAATGTCACTGTTCTTGCAGGAACTCTAAATTGTCCTGTTAAATCAATAACTGCTGTTGTTCCTACGTTCGTTGATACAGTGACTCCAACACCAGACTTTTTAATCTCTTGTCCATTAGCATTTGTCACAGTCATGTCATTAATGACACCCTGATCTGATCCAGAGGTTGCCTTAATATATTTTGATCTCAGATCTGGAACCTGAAATTGCTCATCACTTAATTCTACATTTGGTTGTTTAAATGCACATCCATCGCCAGTTCCTAAAATTTCTCCCAAAGCAGGAAAAGTTGCAACATTATAAACAGCTCCATCACATCTTAAATATCCAGATGGAAGCAACTCTGCACTCAATCCAGCAATAGGATCATTAACATCTAACTCTCTAGGAAACGCAATAAGAGTTCCCGTAGTCGTTCCGATCTTTGTTCTTTCTTGATTTAAAAAAACTGGCATTTTAGTAAGCTCTGATGATCATGATTACGGTCTGTGATGGAGTATTATTATCCATAAGAATATTTAACGCATCTGGAATATCAGAAACATTGACCGTATAAGATTGTACGTTGTTGACAGCGATATTTGGTGGAATTTTAAGACCACCCATATTCATTGATAAATCAAAACTAAAGTGACTGTGTGTAGTTAGACTCTTATCGGTAGAATCTTGTGCAGAGTGACTCAAGTTAGTAGGAAAAGTTGTTCCTGCATTACCACCAATGTAATTATCCTTACCAAATAGTTTTATAGGAGGTGGGAATACACCTGTGTGCATTCTCATTTGGTGGTTATAATTATATGTGTCACTGAAGTTAGTTGTGTATGCACCACTAGATGGAATAGTTCTTGACAATCCAATTTCTGGAACTGTTGCATCTGATGCAGGGAAAGACTTAGCTTCACTAGTCAATACCAATGTATTTTCATCGTAATATGTAATTGCACCAAATCCATTTTGCCAAGTATCTGGACTATCTGTGCTGGTAACACCAGTTAAGTTTGCAGATTCATATCCAGGACTACCAGAAACCTGGAATGTTGGTGCTTGGAAAATCTGAACATACTTACCACTTGGAAATGCAGTTGTATATTGTCCAGAGTGTTTGTGACCAGGAGTATGGTCAATACCAAGTTTTCTGCCAATTGTATAATATGTCTTAGACCATGTAGGATCATTCAAAGTAATGTTTTGAATTTTACCTGCCATGGTATCAATTGGATCTAATTCAAATCCAAGATCAGTATCTGCACTATAAATTGTGGGAGGAGTAACGGCAGTTCCATCACCATCAACTAAATCCCCAATAATATTGTATGCTTCAGGTTGATTTGCATAATATTTTTGCTCTAGTAGCATGTCCTTTTCAAGGTCAAGCAACTGTCTACCATTCAAATTAGGAACTCTGAATAGATCTCCCTCATCAAAATTTGGAAAGTTTCCAGTAATTGAATCTTCAGTAGGACCATATGTATTTCCTATCATAGATGCCAACAAAGGAAATAGTGAACAATCATATGTTCTACCATCACAGAGAATCCACCCAGTAGGAAGATTGTCTGGATTATTTCCAGTGCTTTGGTTTCCACCCCAGGGCATGATAGTGCCAACTGGGGCAGACTTCATCGTCTTTAGTCTGTTATAGAAAGCCATTATAGTTCAGTTAACCACCAACCTTGATAGACAGCAGGAATAAAGTTGTCTCCATCAGTTGCACCAACATAAATCAATCCGAAGGAAGCGTTTTTGTTTTGTACAACTAGTTCACCAGATCCATATGCTGTAGAGAGACCTCCAAGTTTTGTACCAATAGTATCACCTTGGAGAGGTACAGGTTCACCACCTACGATTGGAGCACGAATCACGAGAGAATTATTATATGTCAATGCTCCACCAACTTCAGTAATTCTAATAACATCACCTGTTACAGCGTTGGATGGTAGAGTCAAGATGAGAGCACCTGTAGATGGAGCTACTGCTACAATATAATTTATATTAACAGCGAGAGTGGCATTTGCATTTACGAACTTCGTAATGTGACCACCATTGATGTTCTTGTATGCTGTCAATCCAAAAGCATTGATGGATCCATCTTGCATGACGCTAAAGTTATTAGCACCATTGACACCTAGATTTCTGACATCTAAGATTGGTTGAGTAGCAGCTGGAGCAGGAGAAGCAATACCAGCAACATCAAGTAAGCGACCAACAAATGTATCACCAAACTCAGCTTCAACTCTGAACGTTGGTTCAAACGTTTTATTAGTGAATTGGATAGCATCAGGATCCTCAACACATCTAGAAGGAACAATTCTTAGGTTGCCACTGATATCAGTTGGTGCATTGATATCAAGTGCGCCGCCCTCAAAGTGGTGTTCTTCGTTGTTGAGTAGTTTGATGATAGGTACATTGTTATCTGTACCTGTGATCTCAAAGTTTGAACCAACAAACTTAACATCATCAAAGACGGTAAGTCTACCATGATGATAGTTTGTTTTGACTAGTTCAATTCCACCATCGTTAGTAACAGTGTTGGAAACCAAGAAGATTTCATT